TTAAGGATATCTATATTAACTAATATAGATTTTTTTTAAAACAGACAAATAGACTGTTTACATATGTTTGTTATTTAACAACCTTGATCTCTAGCATAGGAAAAGAACAGTTCGACCGTTTTGTCGGTATGAGGGCCTACACCCTTAACAATAACTTTCTTAGTCATCACTAACGCAAACATGGAGTCGTTTCCGTGAGAATTAAACTTGACAAAAGCCATTTTCAACGTATCCTCTTTCTTTGGTTTCTGAACTTTCCATTCACCGTCACTTGGAGCAGCACTTGCGGCTCCCTTGTTGAAAAAATTATTTCTCCCTTTACCACCATGAGAACTTTGGACGACAAATGTTACATTGGGGAAACCTTTCTCGCGATCAAGAGGGTTTGTAACGAAAGGTGAAAACAAAGCACGAATATCTCCTTCAGTCAACCAAGAAGGTACATTCTTGCAAAACAGAATGTATTTGTTAAAAGTCTTGTCTGGATTATAAGCCAGACAAGGCTTAACCACAGGTTTAACTTCAAGTGATGTACCATCTACTTTCTGATCCTGTGTGAGACGTATCACAGGAAATTCAACCCAAGGTTGGTCGAATCTGGTCTTGATTGTCTTCGGTACGGAGACATCTTCGGCCATATCTGCCCACGACATATTGGAGGGTATAAAATCGAAGGTATTGAAATCTATAACCTCTAAAGAATTCGATTGATTGACTTCCTTATAGTCAGGATTGGCCTCCTCTTTGAATCTTCTGGTTCCATCCAGATTTCTCCCCAAAATTGCATTATAAGCTTCAGGCTTGGTAAAGAATACATACGCTACACCGATAGACTTACCTTCACGGTTGGTAGCAATGTTAATTCTCCATCTGCCCCAAAATTCACGATTAGTGCCTTTGAAGACATCTTCACATTTATAGAAAAATGTTGCCAACGCTTGACCTAACTGTTCCTTAGTCGCAGGACCTAAATCTGTGATAAAGGTAGTATGATTGTCAAAATAGGATGCGTCATTTTTCTTCAAAGCCATTGTTAAGATGATAATCTTACGAAAAAAGATAATTGGCAGAAAATCGATCGTTAGTACGCTACAATAACTGACTAGTTATTAAAAACGAGATTTGTTAAATGATCAATTTCGATATTAACACTTATACGCTTTATTTGAAGAAAAAGACAATTCTAGAATGACTACCTTTTATAACTTGTCAAAAACAACGTTGTTCTTACAAAAATAACTTTTACCATTTAAGACCATTTTTATGTAACTTAACATCACTAATATATAAATTTATATATTAACTTTTATAATATGTTTTCTGCATTCACATTATATATCTTTGGGTATACTAGGTATAAAAAATCTCTAATCTCTTCTCCGTTTAAATATGCTGTAAATACAGTCTCTTCTTCAATAGTAGTAGGAATATGTCCTATAAGGCTACCTGAGTGATCAATTATAGATACCACATAGACGCCTTCATCGTAATTGTAGTATATAACCATTTGTGGCTGACCATGATCACCAAACACTTCAGGATCTGAGTTTATTAGAACATTCCAGAAGTCTATGATGTCATGGAAAGGCTCATCTTCTATCTCAATATCGATTGGATCTCCGATGAACCATCGATATGGTTCATTTTCAAATTCATATATGTAAGTCATAAAATAGATTAGAAAATCTACGATTTCGTAAGGCTGCGCGCTGACGAAAAATTGACTTACAGGTAATGTATAGACAGTATCTGCCGGAATAATCTGTGCTAAAAATTCCATTTTATAGTAGTATTAAAATTTATTTTAACTAAAATTCGAACACATTATCGTATAATCCGCTAATAACGTCGTGAGCTATAATAGCTAGAGGTCTATTGTTAGCATAATCTTTCAAAATAGATGTAACATTTTCTTTCATATCTTGATCTATATGTGCTAGTGTTTCATCCAATAGAAAAATTGGAATATTGGATAATTTATTTAGCGCCAATGTTACTGCTAGAATAACCCTGCTTCTTTCACCTTTACTCAGCTTTTTAACATTGTTTAACACACCACCTCTATATCTAATCTCTAAGCTGACTTCAGGCTTAACGATATTTTTGGTCTTTAGTTGTTTAAACATTTTCAATTTTATTTCTATAGGATCTGTGAATATAATTGATACTATTCTTTCGATATTAGTATTAATATCTGTTATAGATGCTGAAAGTATCTGATACATAGTATCATTGGCTATTCTAAGTAATTCTTCCGTTTTACTCAATGAATTTAAACATTGTTGTAATTCTTCGTATAAAGTATCCACTTTACTCTTTTTATCCACATATTTGTTATACAGACGTGTAATATCTATTTCGTCTTCATATTGTAATATAACTTCACTTAGATCTTTCACCTTCCGAGATATAGTATCGTCCAAAATTATCGACTCAGATTCTATTAGCCATTCTTCTTTTAACATACGAATACCGTCTTGGTTTCGTTGTATATCTTTGTCTATCTTAAGTTGAGCTGCTATATTTGAACTAGTATCTATAAATGGGTATTCTTCTAGCTCGTTTAATATTTTAGTCTTCTCTATAGATTTTCTTACATATTCAGATGAACGTTTAGGTTTATCTACCAATGGTATATTCTCTAAATCTCTCAACTTGATCTTAATGTTGTTCAATTCGTCAGGAGATATAATCAGCTGATCTGGAACATCAATACTATCAAATTCTTGTTTAACTTCGATATATTTAGTATACAGATTTTCTTGTCTAATACTATCGTCCATATATGTAGAAGTAAATTCTGGTATTTCTCCTTCTTCTTTCAATTGTCTATAATAATTTAGACATTCTTTAACCTTAGATATATCGCCAGTATATTCTTCAACGTCTTCGACCTCTAATTGTTCATATTCTTGTTTTAGGGTTAGAAAAGTCTGGTATTTTTCATTCTGATCAATACAGTCTTGTATATATGTACTAGTATACTTACATTCATCTACATATTTACCAACCTGAATAACAGATGATAATATATCGTGTGAAGAATTCTCTTGTTCGATCAAGAATTCTTTACCTTTAGGAGTAAGTTTAGTATATACTTTATGAAACTGTATATATGTATTTATCGTTTCCGACGAATAGTCTATATATTTTATATCGTTAGTATGATTCTTTCCTATCTTGTACAACGACTCGTACGATTTATATCTTTTGATTTTATCAAATGAAGGGAAATCGCCATATTCTTCTATTATCTTGTTTCTTTCCGATACGATACTTCTTCTATCTTTATAATCCTTGTATCTAGACCTAATATGTTCCTTCTCTTCTTCTGTATATATTTTATTCGCCTTCTCTAACAATTTATCAGACTCATAATAGTAAACATGATTAGAACAATGTGGACACGTCAACGGGTCTAAACCATGTTCTATTTCTGAATATTCACAGGCTGCTTTTTCCATGTCTATATCAGAAACATCTTCAACGCCAGAAACATCTATATTATATTTTGACTGGAATTGTATATGTCTCATATACTTGGAATATATTCTAACTTTGCTTATGGCATCTATGAGATACCCAAAATCTCTAATTCCATAAACTCTACTATAATCTTCTAACATTCTAGCGGTATTCAAATCTTCAATATCAAATGTCAACTTTTTATCCATACCATTACCAAATTTCAAGTATACCGAATTGGACTCCTTAACATCATCCATATAATCGAAATATTCGCGTTTTAATTTAAATTTGTCTATATGTTCTCGTTTACCCTCATTTTCTTTGTTAGTATATAGATCTTCGTATGTAAAAGTATGAAGAGGGGGTTCTACATTACCTAACATATCCATCTTATTTTTCAGTGCTCGTTTCTTACGTATCAATACATAATTTCCTTCATTTCTTAATATATTTTCCATCTGACGTTCTGTTAAATCCAATTTAAGTCTATGTATTTTAAGATTTATTCTAGAATTATGCTTATGCGTAGATTCATGTTCTCTAGCTTGTAATACATCATCCCATGAAAATGTTCTCTCAGGCTTTATTGGTGGTTCACGTGGTAGCTGTTTTCGGAGTTCTTCTTTTCTCTTGACTAAAGGATAGAAATCTGTATTAGCTCTAGAAGATGTATCTGCAAGTCTAACTATTTCTTTCGATACATCTTCTAATTTAAGCCCATACGTGTTCAGTAGCTTCTGACATTGATCATAACATCTTTCTTGGTCCAGTATTTCTATATAATGATCTTCAGTAAAAATATGTATGTCTACATCAGCTTTATAACATGGATGGGTAAGTAACTGTTCTCGCTTTTTAGCCATATTCAATTTATGTTGAAGCCCGTCGACGTCAACCTTTCTCGCTAATATAGCATTGGCTTTATCCAATTGTACGTTAATGTCTAGTAATCTTTTCTTCATCATATTATATTTAGCTTCTTCAGTCTTAAGTGTCGATATTTCTATATTCATATCTTTGAGTTTTTGTTGTAATTCTTTAACAGTAAACGTAGGAATACCTTCACGTTCTATATTATCAATCTCTTCACCGTCCACTTTCCACCATTCTTCATATTCACGCTCATATGCCAAATATATGTCTTTGGCTGACTCATACTTACGTTTTAATTCTGATACAGCAAATGATATTTCTTCTATCCTATCTTCTGGATTATTACCTGGAAATGTTAATATATTCAATATACTTAATCTTTGCTTAGAAGTTAGTGAGAATAACGTATTGCTAGTATCTTCATTGATGTAACCGGTACACTCCCATATTATCTTGCTACCAAAGATATTCTCTATTATGTCTTGAGCTTGAGGCTTATCGAAATTACCTTCAGGTGTAGTCACTGTCAATCCGCCAGGCCTTTTACGTCTACATATTTGAACATCTCCAATTTTTATAGTTACTTTAGTTTTAGCTGTTAAATTGGCCCAAGGATCAATATCTTGTATAGATCCATACAAACACCACGTTATAGCTTCAAAAATAGCACTCTTCCCGCTACCAGAGGGACCTTTGATTAAGGTCGCGCCTCTGTTTAGCGAAATAGAAAATTTCGCGTGACTCTTAAAATGAGATAATTCGACTTCCATTTTGTTAAAAACCATGGCCCTTTACAAAAACAGTTTTGGTAATAATGTATATTTCGTGTCTTGTTATGATATAGACGATGATATAGGCAATATTATCAAGACATACTGGCCTCACAATTATGTATTAGATTATCGTGTTATTAACATTACCATCAAAGGTAGAAAATATTTTGTCATATGTATGGATAGAAATGTTTATCCTTTTTTGAAAAATAATGTACCTTTTCATATATCGCCTTATGTTACCACGGACGTTGCTGGTATAATGCAATGATCAGAAAGAAGTTATGAAACAATTAAGAATAATTAGGAACTTAAATATTATACATTCAAGTATAGAAATTTGTGAATACAAAAATCATCACACTATAACATTTTCGAGAGAAGAGTACGAAGGTGCTATCTCGATCGCAAAATCGATAATTTCACGTAAAACTCGAATTTACATACAATGGTCTAATTTAGACAAATATGTAAAAGAGACCAAGAACAATATATCTAATTTTTACGAATTATTAGAACAAGATGTTGAAAGTAGTTAGTATTATCCTTTTATTAGGATTTATGTTTGCTGTCGATGGACTGACTAACACTAAGCCTAAAGAGACATTGGAAGAAAAATCTGTCACATTAGTTTCGGCATTTATAACTGCACTATCTATTATTGTTACAGTTTTCACGTTTGCCGGTCTATTTAACAGCAACAAAGAAATTCAAGTTTATTCTTTGGTTGTTGCAGTTTATGCGATATTGTCGGAATATACTAAATGTGATCAGTGTCATTGCCAGATGTAATAGAATCTAAATATAAATTTATATTTAAAATATGTATGGAGAAATAGTAATCGTTGGTATAGTAATTGTATTAGTCACACTCATACCTCTTGTATCGATAATTGGATAACATGAATGTACTGTATGTATTAACGTTAATTTACACTGTTAATGCAAAATGTAACCATTATTCTATTGGTGATTGTATATTCGTGTGTAATTGTGGATTGTGTATAACAGATGGAAATATTGAATGTATAAGTGTGAATGATAAATGTGATGGATGTTTTTCACATTACAATTATTCATGCCGAGAAGAAGGAGATAGCGTATTAGAACTGATAACATGGATATTGATTATGTTATCAGTTATAAGTAGTTGTATAGGCATAGTGTTAGTTTTGATTGAAAGAGCTTTCAATAATAGATTTTTTGATGTAGAAAATGTATAATTTAAAATTGAAAAGTTAATTAGACTATTTATCATTAAACTTAATAACTTACAGTAAAAAGTATTATCATCAAAATGGAAGGATTAGTATGTTTAATTGCCTTTGGTTCTACCTTTGTTACGCATAGTGCATGGGAAAAATATTTAGATCGTCCAAGAAAATGGTATCATCACATTGGCAGAGCTTGCGCTATATTTACCGTAGTATCTGCCATTTTAATGGCCGGATTCAACTTTGATCGTTTACCTATAAATGTACGTCGAACGATTGGAATCTTTGGAGCTGTATGTTCTACAGGTGTATTTGCAAGTATAATAGACAGCAGTAGACAACAGTAGGTATTAAAAAGTATATTAACTAATATACTAAAATTGATTACTAAAGTATTAGATTTCTATCAAAATTTTAATCATGAATACTGATATCAGTTTAGCTGCCATTGTAGGAGTTGGTTCTGCCACTATGGCGGGCCAATGGGTATATAACAGACAGAAAAGTTCATTGTCTCCGTTTCAACGTCTGGTTAGAGCATTGGTTATAACCAGCTCAGGTATAGGAGGTTACATGTTCATTGACAAATATTCGTCTATCCATCCGTATGTTAAGTTTGGCACTTTCGCATGTTTAGCGTCAACATTAGCATGGTCGCTGGATGATCCTGTTTACTATCGTTAAGCCGCAGTTTACTATGATATATTAATTAATATATCCTATTTACCATTACTATCTATTTACTCTAGTTCTTCCAATAATGCCCAGCTTAAACAGAAGCCATGTCCAAATGGATGTGTATCATCGTTCAGAAACATCTCCAATATACCAAAATCTGAAACTACAACTGTATTATCCACAATAGTTCCTTTAGGTGTATTATACTTATTATGATAATAGTTATCATCGCCTCTAGGACCATCCACTTCACATATCAATATATTCTTACCAGCTTTGACCTTGTTTAGCAAGGTTGTAAATAGAGGCGATTGTTTGGCCAGCTCCGTATAAACAGGCAAATACACTTTCTTTCTAGATTCTATATAATCCATCCTCTCTCCAGTATCACTAATGGAACACAAACATTTATGTCTATCGTTATAGCCCACGGGATATCTCACAGCGTATTTATTATTGAAACCTTTAGATCTCCATAAATAGTATTTCTCGTTAGGATTTCCTTCGGTATCGATATGTTTCTCGGCTGGATGATCCCAAATAATAGTAGGGTCATAGCGAGAATATGTTTGTGTAGATTTAGGTACTTCTGCATAATGCTTATAAAATTGCCATATATTTTCCATGATCTGACCTTTCTCATTGGCTAAATAGTATGGAGATAAAGGCCACCATTTAGAATGCGATTTCATCATTATCACTAATCGCTCATAGCCATCTTTACTAGGATAGATAGGCTTACCGCCTAGGTAGACAATTCTACCTACTGCAATTTTACCTACAGACGCCATGATTAATTTTTAACAAAACATATCTATATTATAGAAGCAATTTCAAATATGTATTAATTAATACATAACCTATATTTGTATACATTTAGTCTCTACACCTTTAGCTTTGGCAATATTGATCATATTTTTACTGCCTTTGCTACTGTTGATATCAGGATGAAAAGCTACCACCAAGTCTGGATTTTGATCTAACATCAATTTATTCCGAATAGGTCCTGCGCCTTTACCATATTTATTCCAATTAGCTGAATAAACCTCGCAAGCTAAACCTCTCTCGTGAGAATATTTTCCCGCTATTTGATCTACACCTCTACAACCGCCATGTATGATAATAGTAGAAGAAGGTAGCGAATATACAAAGTCCTTAACTTGTTTGCCACAAGTATAGAAAGTGGCATTGCGATCTCCACAAATAATAACCTTCATCGTATTAGACATATCATACATATGTTAGAACAGCATTGAAGAATGACAAAACAACACGTACAACAATAATTTTCATTCTGTTTCTGTGTTATATCTTTATCATTTTCATTTAACTGGAGTAAGAACAATTCTTCATCATCTTCAATCATATCCATCTTGATAATAACTAGTCGCTGCACTAGTACTGATATCGTTAATCTTTATCTCTAATATTTTATCTTTGTTGCTAGTTTTAGTGTTATTCAATTTTAACCAATTTGAATATAAACAGTAGCTATCCTTTTTCTTAGAAGTTGTTTTAGAAGGTTTCTTAATTTTGAAGGGTGCACGTGTAGTATCTATGTAAAACATTTCTTTTTCGTCAGACCATTCGAGACCGTTTATATCAGCGATTTTGTTATTTTCGATTATGATATTTTTTACATTAAATGCCCCGATATTAACACCCACGTTGATTGTTTGATGTAAGGCGTTCTTTTCATCAGTATTTAGACTATAATCTCTGGCTAATACTACCAAAAAGTGTGTAATTAAACCTGCTTTCTGTGATGCATTACAATCAGACCATGATTTAATATCTGTATCTCTATTGCTATAAAAAATCTCTTTTCTCTGATTAATATGTTTCATATCTAGTGGAGAATAAATACTTGAATTCTCCTGATACATATGTTTGGCCAGCTGACAAGAATCGGTTATATCTTTAGCGAAGGACACTTTAGAACCCTTTTTACGATATGAATAGAAAAGATCATTTCCATTGAATGAAAATCCAACAGGAAATTTTCCTTTCGCGGCTCGTGTCCAATATTCTTTCCAAAAAGGATCATATTCCGCTTTGGATATTTCTTCAAAAATAGGCCATTTCAACCTTGCACTATTTTTCTGAAGTTTGATGGCGCCTTTATTATTAGTAGGTGTATCTAGCCACCTTCTCTTGGTGAGATTAGAGCTTGTCGCAAACATGTTTGGTTTTTACTAACAGGCATATTCTTTACTATGATCATTTTTACTTTTTGATATTCGTATTAGTTAATACAGATATTATTCGACTTCCTTAGATTCGAGAATCTCCGGCTCTTCTACACTTTCTTCATCGTCCAAATCTGGGAAAGGCTCGAATTCTATAGGATCAAGATAAAAACTATTATAGAATGTCATACATCTTTCTATTTCATCATTTACTCCTCCCTTCTTGCCATAATCGAGCAATCTAACTATTATGTCTGGATTAAATTCTCCTTCTTGGTCTGAGATATCTTTACCTATCATGTCTGCGACATTCCTGAAATCGGGATATCTCTTAATTATGGCGTCTACATCTTCTCTAAACTTGATACCCATATTGAGATTGAGAAAATCTCTCACATCATCGTTGAATGCGACTCCATATTTTAGGAAAGCATCTATGACTCTAGTATCATTCTTATCAAGCATTTCAATGAGGTCATCGTGACCATATTGTGTAAATGTCGATCTGACTTCGTCCATGATTTTATCATTGAATTCTTATATTTATATGATTAATTTTATTCATCTAACAACGAATCATCAGCTTCATTGTTACTATCATAATCGTCAAGATCTGATAACGGATCACCATATTCATCGTATTCGTGATCTACAACTGGATAATCGTCTTCTGAGTCTGTAAAATATTCATTATTGGTTACTGGAGATGTTAACTGTCCTACTGAACTACTTTCTGCTACTGAACTACTTTCTGCTACTGAACTACTTTCTGGTACTGAACTACTTTCTGCTACTGAACTACTTTCTGGCTCATCTGCAAATAATCTTCTTCTGATAGGCATCATTCTCTCCATACTTCTTATAGTATAGATATCAGGATCTTGTTCCATGGCAGTGATGGAATTATAGGCATCGAGTCCCAATCTATAATACTTAATATCTGGCGCAGATGTAGGATAGTTATCCTGTAAACTTTTAATCAGATCTAATGTATATTTATTTTGTGAGGGAGGATTTAGATCTCCCGTCTTAAGTTTATACAATTGTTCATAAGCTTTTCTATACAATCTGTCTTTCTCTGTTTCTGTCAATTCAGTTATAGGCGCCATATAATATATGGTATCGTCTGGAGCTTGACCATGTATTTGACCACTTCCATATTCTCCTTTAGTATTTCCAATTCTGGTCTTATACATAGGAAAAGCTACAAATGTAAACATATTTATTGCGTTCATACTTTCCACAAATGATCTCTTTTCTATCAGATACATTACGGGTATTTTAACGAATCTCTCTACTATACTAGCCTCCGCATATTTATTATCGACGGTCTGTTCTACACCAGGACGTATAACGAATCCGTTATCATCGAATGTATCTCCTTCTGAAGGAAGAATCCATGCCGCAAAATGATTTTGGTCTGTATAAAATGCTGTTATTAAATCTTCTCTCTTATAACAATATATTCCTTCTACTGAACCGTTATTATTTAAAAATGTAATAAATACATTTGGTAAATTATCATCGCCCCATCTTGTATCGGATATATAATCTTGGTAGTTTGTGCAAGGTTTAGCTATATCTGGTAGAGGTTCTTCTTTCTCTACTACTGGTTTCGAATTAGCTTGTGACCATCTCAATATTAACCGTATAGCTTTGCGGTCATTATTTCGCATTGCAGCTATACGATCACCTCCATAGGGCAGATCTTCCTTGTTTAGAGGAAGTTCCTCTTCTTTTTCTTTCCCTTTATCGTCTTGGTCTGACATGATTGTTTTAGTAACACTATATTATTTACTTACTACCACAATTTTTGTACTTACGCTATCATGATGGTGTTCTATACCACGATGATATATTGATAAATTATAGCTTGGTATAACTTTTAAAATTGATATAATATGTGTCAGATTTTTGACTATAAATTATTACATAGTAGAAATATTATCTAATAAAAATGGCATTCGAGGTGTCATCAGTTGTAGACGATTGTCACGTGTGTGGTAGTGACGATGTCGAATTAATATCGCCTAAAGGATACCAGGAATTACAATGTAATCATCATTTATGTATCGACTGTTGGAGAGGAACAGCCCGATTAAAGCCCATATGTCCCATGTGTAGAGAGAATATTAAAATATGGATGGAATATATGGAATTCGACATCTGCACACAATCTGTGTATGATCTCTCAACATATGATATGTCGGATGATGAAGAATCTGAACCATCAACAGTAGGTATTTTTATACTCTTACCTCCAGTGTTTAATGCTAATTTTGATGGGGATCTCCCAGTGCCTCTTTTTAGAGGAAGTAATCCTTCCACTCTTGGAAATTTGGCCCATAATATGCTAATGCGCTTTGATGTAGATCACATTAGAGGAGGAGATGTTGTTATGGTTCGAAATCTAGGTATTACACAAGAAGACTTTCTTACTTATCCTAGTGATGATAGCGATACTAACGTCAATAGTGAGGTAGTGAATACTTTACCTGGAAGAACTTGGTTCGATATTGCATTTTCACCAGCTGAATATATAGAAATGTCTGCTTTAGAATCGGTGATGATCATTGTGACGGATACGTTATCGCAGTATTCTGACTTGACTACAGATTCAAATGTTAGTGAAGAAGAGATAGTAAAAGATAAGAATATTAAATCTTCCAGAAGATTAGAAGTCCAAAACAGAAAGACATTAGAAAGAATATCTCGTCCTCTTAAGCGGGCATATAATACTAAAATGAAGTATAATTATAAAGCCAATGTATGTGGTAGAAAAAGATGATTGTATAGCAATAAAAAATATTAATTAATATTTTATTATGAAGATAACAATTCGAACCACAAATCGGTGACGCGTTCCCAGGTAAACTGTCTACCCCAATCAATGAATTTTTGTCTATCCACTTTATCTTCATTATCCAGAGCTTCCAATAGTGTGTTTAGATAATTATCTTTATCGTCACAATGATAGGCACTATCGTGTGTTACTTCTGGAATACAGAAATCCCAAATAATAGCTGGAATACATCCTGCACATTGAGCCTGAACAACCGTTATTTCGAATGTGGCAGATTTGTGTGTAATAGGATAAGAGAATATAGAACATTCCATCATTTTCTTAGCTACCTCGGCATTGGATAATCTACCATGTTCAATCACACTAGGATATTTCTCTATTAATGAGACTAAATAATCCATCTCACCATCAGTGATAGTGGACCAATTGGTTCTACCAAAACAAATATGTAAAGTAGCATCAGGAAATCTCTCAAGTATATTACCCCAACATTCTAACAATATCTTCAATCCTTTTCCATAGTTACTACCATAGAAGCAACTATGAGGAATCCTGGTTATATCTTTTCTAATGTCGTCGGAATAATAATCAGATATCATACCATTACCACTAATGACATAAGGTACGGGATGATTCATGGTATTCTCATATTTATCTCGCTGATAATCTGATAAATAAAGTGCGCCGTCCAAATGCTTAGTATCTATAAAATTAGGAGGAAGATCTTGTACCCACAAATACACTCTCTGAGCCCTATTTTTAGCTCTCTCAAATTCATACATTCTCCAGCATATGACGATATCAAATTGTCCCTCACTATCGTCTGTCCCTTCAAAATATTGAAGCGGCAAATATCTAGGGTTGTGAGGTTTTAACGATTCATGAGATTTAGGAGTAATATTGGCATAAACAACTATCCTATGCCCTCTAGAAGATAATACATTACTCATGTAGATTAGAGCTTCTTCGCTACCACTAAATTTCTTACCATCGATGACTTCCTGTGGTCTAAAATCTACGTAGTGAGGAAAGCACAATATACCTATTTTTAGTTTATCTGTAGGTGTACCTATATTTGTAAAATTAAGGTTTGTAAATATTCGATCATAGTGATTATTAAGGAAATCAGCTCCTACACCTCGACCGAAAAGATCGACCATTCTAGCCCCTAATACGTTGGCAGCCTGTTTATCTTGATACCAAGTATGTATAAATTTATCGGATAAGAGAACAGGATCGTTCCTATCCTCGTTATTGCTACCATCAGACATTTACTTATATAATGTTTCTCTTTAGATAAAAATTATATTCGTCCTTAAAAAAAGAAACAATGGGTTGCAATTCGTGTCATAAGAAAAAACATTACAAGCACAAAAAGTGTTCTTGCAAGAAGTGTGTCAAGAAGTACAAAGTAAAGGTTGTGTGTAAGTCTAAGAAACACTGCTCTTCACCCTCATCTTCTAATTGTTACTCATCATCTTCCTCTAGTTCATCCTCATCCTGTAACGCTTGTCATTAAAAATGGGGTGTAAAAATTATACGGTATGTACCTATACATACAAAAAGAAGAAGAAATGTTGTAAGAAAAAGAAGAAATGTTGCGATCCATGCTGTAATGGCTATGTATGTGGCTATAACTATACCAATGTGCCTTGTTACAATGGTTGTGGTGGATGCAATAATGGCTATAACAATGGTTGTGGTTGTGGTCATTAATCAAAAGTATTAATCAAAATATTAATTAATATATTAAAAATGGTTTCTGCCTTAGATAATGATAGTTTAGATCCGTCAGTAGTGGACGCTTCAGCATACTACGAAGCAGATATCGCGTTATACGATGTTCCACCTAAAGGAAGATATGAGAATTATTTCTTCATACCATTCGAAATATACGATATTAACACTGAAGAGACTGAAGGCGACGATCTTATTCTAATGGATGGACCCGCACTTGAACAAACTATATCTGAAGAAGATTTAGACATTATTAAGGAATTCTTTAATCAGGATAATTTACATGAAGGTGAGACAACTGTAAATGTTCGTAATAATATTATAATTATAGGAGCATTTGGCGAATTCGATGTAGATGTTGAAGATATGACATGGTTTCAAGAAAATGGTGAAGATTACGGTTATGATCGTTTATTATTTGCCATTACTGGAGGCAGAGCTTTACATATTCCTTGGAGTAAATTACAGTTTACATATTAAAAACTTAAAGTATTAATTAATACTTTACATTTAAATTATGGCCACCATATCTGTGTTCTTGTCGTAGCTGATTTTTTTCTCTTTGTTTAACTTAGTCCACATCTTTTCGAACATCGCGTTCACTCCAATATATTCAGCGAGATTAACACGAGTCATATTACCATTTTGTCGAATATAATCCAAGGACAAAGTTTCCATCGCAGAAATAACAGCGTCGTCGACACTATTCTGTACTAGTACACTGCGCTTACTTTTGGCTACATAGCCACTATCTACATTTGGATATGCCGACATTATGTTCTTATATAGGAAAAGATTACACAATACGATCTTAAACAAGTTTAATATATCCTAATTTTATTTTTAGATCAATTCGTTTATTCGTCGTTTTAAAAATTAACTTATTAAAACAATTAGTACGAAGTGTTTGTGTGGACAAATTGTTCCATATTACGAATTTATATCACAATATCAATTATTAGTACATATCCCGACTGGCAAGTTCTATTTTACGAGCAGAATCCTGTATCTTCATACGAATATAAGTTTATTAACAATGAAAAACATAAGCAGTTTCAAGCGTTTATCAGTCGACTTTGAAGCTATAACTACTAATAATTATTAAGTATTATATTAATTAATATAATTTATTTTCCGTTTACAGGAGGATTGTAGATATTCTTAAAATATCTCTTATATAATATATCTTTAATGTCTGTATATGGGGCTAGAGGTAATAGCATACCTATATTTTCTGGTTTACTTTCCTGTTTACTTTCCTGTTCAGATATATATCCTTCCATATATATCTTATAAAATGTGGAACAATAACCCGCTACTTTATGATCAAAATAGATAGGAACTAAATGAGTACCTTCAAATCCATATTTTATCAATACACGTCTCATGTCCCTAAACTCTTTAATAGGATAAATATCTACAACATTATGAATAGTATAACCTGACAAATTGAATCTATCTAATTCTCTAGTAATATTTTCTGTATATACGTATGGAATAACTATATGGAAGTAAAACTTAACCTTAGGATTATTATATGTTAAAACGTCAATAGATCCTAAAGTTGTATGCCCAGAATATATACAATCGTCGATGATCAAAATAATCTCATCATTATCTAATTGGCTATTTTCAGTTATAAAACCGTCGAAATTATTCATAACTTTTATCTTATTCCATAACAATAGAATAAATATATCCTGTGATGAGAACTTGCGAGTCTCTATCAATATTTTGAACGGTTTATCTCCTATTTCCGTTAAGAATTTTTCATATGATAAAATCAGATTACTAACTAAATCTTTCCACGGAACGTATATAGTATTCTTTCTAACTGTTTCTACTATATTCTTATATACAGGATCTTCTATCTGACCGATATAATTATTCCACATATCATCTGATATAGTTCTTTTACCTACATTATCAATAACAATAGGCTCCAGAGAAGCCTTATTGTAAACTTCTCTCAAGGCTTTATCAAAGTTAACCATTTTCTAAAATGTAGCAGTATATAAAAAGAAAGATTTCAAAATGAAGATATATATTATACGTCATGCTCAAGGTCTTCACAATGTAGGTAGTGATTATTCTATTTATGATCCAGCTCTAACACCTGAAGGATTTAGCCAATGTAACGATGTAAAGCATCATTTTGAAGACGCCGAATTCATATTTGTTATTAGAATATAATACAGGTGTACCTTGTAACTGCAGCAAACAAGCTGAATATTTTCCTTATGTCAATTTTGATGCTTATAGAAGTAAACCATTAAAGAAAGAAGTCACTTGGCAAGATGGCGATTAAAGAGCCAAGATGTTTATTGATGTTTAAAGTTATTAGATTATAAGGTTATAGCTATAGTTTCACATTGTAATTTTATACTTAATTTAGCTCCAATGTTAGGACATAAAGATACTAATCATTTGAAAAATGCTGAACATTTAGTCATCCATATTTAATATGTATCTAATATACGTAATCTGTATCTGTATAATCGTATACGTTATATGGTTATACATCAGTAAAGATTCAGATAAGGCAGACGTGACAAGTAGTAAGGTTAAGAGACTGATATACTTTCGAGGACACACAGATCAAGAGAATAGTGCTATGATCACACAAGTGATGAAAAATCGTGAGACCATTTCATCGTTAAGTTCTGATCTTGAATGTGCAACTCGGACACTTTTAAATCTATACAATTTACATGCAGTTAGAGGTAATATAGTAAAAGGAAAATTAGATATTAATACGGCCATGGTTGGTCCATTGTGTTATTATGGTTATTTGAATCCATATGATAGTCATACAATTAAGATTGAAGGAGGACATCCTACCTACTTCCGTCATACTGGAGAGCCTCAAACTAACGTTAAAAGGTTAAATCCTGACAGTTACATATACAGTCTACACGATTATGATTGGATAAGAGGAATAGATCTCAAACAGAAATATACTTCCTTTTACGATAATGAACCATATGTTGATGTGGACGACACTCTCACTAAAGACTCTCTGTTTAATAATCCAGGTATACTATATACAAATAAGAAAAGAATAAAACTTAGTCCTATTAGAAATCCTCAAGATTATGACCTATCCTCCTTCAAAGTAAACTTGGTAAAAAACGATTAGCCTTTCCGTTTTGATCCTAGACAACTAGACCAGTATACACATGCACAACATAAGTTACGCGTGATTACCTATTATTACGCACATAATTATGTCTCTGACTACTTGATGCCATGTTCAGGTATATTTATCGAGAAACACGATTTCGTACAATCCATAACACCATTACACGAAAATAGTGGTTATGTTATAATTGGTAGAGTCAAAGATACGACTCTACAACTATTGGCTATAACTATACCATTTGGTTACACGTTGTTAGTACATCCACAAGCTATACATGGCGATTCTACTTTAGTAGGATTATACTCTATGGCGATGACAGGAAGTCATAATGCTATGGCTACAGCAGATACCGTATTTTTGAAGTATTCTAAAGATAAGAACACTAAATTGATATTTAATAATGACACTAAAACACATACATCCACGCCTACACTAGCAATAACATCGAATAAGGTGAGTAATGATGAATTGAAAGAAATAGATTCTCAGCTGAAACAGAATATTACAAAACTCAATAATCCAGTTATTTATACGCCAAACATGAAATTTGGTTGGAATAGAACAATTGGTAAAAAATTACCTTCTTGATCCTTTCTATATTTAATAACAGCCTTGCGATTTATTAATTAATAAATCAAAAAGTATACCCAAATCGTACTATATCATCTTTATACATTTCGCCTACCATATTCTTAGTATCTTCATCATAATATTCTCTATAATTATTATGGCTAGTTTTATTAGTATGAGGTATATTAACATCGTCTATACTAATTCCTGATAATTCTAATACTGTCTTCATATCTTCAACGTAGTTTTCAAACCTACCAATAAAGTTGATATCTTCAGGTATCCATTCTATCATTTGATTCCATTGGTTTCCAGGTATGTTATCTTTTATTTTGTCGCTTTCGAAAGCGACAAAATGTAAATGGTTAATTTTAGGTATTACGATGTCCTTATTATAAAATCCTTAAATTTCCATTTTTTATCTAGGTTTTGAAAGAAAAATAAGGATACCGCCCTATCCCAAGGATTTCTGACAAAACAGAATTTAAAGCTATCATCATAATACTTTTTCGATATAATATTTTCTTCCAATAGTACATTTAAATCTGCATGGCTAAAACAACAATGTCCAGTGTTTTTAAATTTGGATATATGATTTGGTGAAGTTTTATCACAATTAACTGATAGATATATCACCATACCTATTTTTATATTTAAATAGTGTACTGTTGATGTTCCTGCACATTTTGGTACAGCTATGAATAGAAGATTCATGATTTTATCAATTAAATATTTCATTGATTCATATATTAAAAATGAAGTCCGTAGCTATATTTGGTACAGGCATTGCTGGGTTGAGTGCTGCACACGAATTAGCTGAAAAAGGATATAAAATCGATGTATATGAAAAGTTATCTGAACCTGGAGGAGTAGCTAGAAGTTATCGTGAAGATGATAGTTCCGCCCCGTCAGAATATTCGTGGAGAGGATATGGTCCTTGGTACCATAACGCGTTTTCTTTAATGAAAAGAATACCAATAGGTAATGGTAAAACAGTATATGATAACTTAACCAGACCTGTTAAATTTGTATTTACACAGAATGTTGGTAAATTCATAGACGAGCTATCAATTAGAGATCGTGTAGTGTTCAGTATTGAGATAGCTCGTAGTGCTTCAGGTGGAATCGAGAGAACAAAATACTACGCTACTATCAATGCTGCAGATTATATGAGAGATAAAATGACTACTAATGGATGGAAACAGTTTATCTCCATGTTTGGTCCTTGGGTAGGAATAGACTCCCAAAGAGCATCGCTACACCATGTCATGTCATTTATGGTCAAAAATATTATACCTGGTTCTTCTGCATCATATTATTTTCAAGACGATAAAGGAACGTGGAAAGTTGGTGGTAGAAGTAAATGGTTAGTATTTAATAAACCTACAAATGAAGCTTGGTTTAATCCGTGGGTAAAACACTTAGAAAGTATGAATGTACGTTTTCGCTTTAATTACGAACTATACTCTATATCATTAGATACAAATAATAGAATAGATAGAGTATTGGTTAACAGTGAAAATAATAGATATAATGTAAAAGCAGATTATTACATTATAGCTATATCTCCTTTCGGAATGCTTGATGTATTAAAACGTTCTCTATCTGACTCAAAATCTGATATACTACAGAAGGAATATATCAGATACCAAAAATTGACTCAAGATGGCCCTCATGTCCAGGTTTCATTTCGTATAGGATTTGATACAGAATTTAAGTGGGAATGTTGTCGTACAGCTGTGATAGTGTCTAGTTCAGAATTTAATATTACTATGTATAGACAAGAAGAACTATGGAGTAAGGATGTAATATTAGGACC